AGTCTGCACGGACCGGGGCTGTCGAATCGCACAACCATTCAGCGCGTCACCGAAATTACAAGCGTTACGGACACGGTCTCTACCTTCTCGGAATAATCTGTTGCGCTCCAGTGCAGGCAGAAGGTGTTGGCGGCATCTCCGCAACTGCTAGCCCGACTGCCTCGTCATCTGGATCGGTTTCAAACCACGCTGTTCAAGTCCTGCAGGGTACTGCTATTACCAACACCTATGGCGGCAACATCCAGTGTCAAGGTCCAACCCTGACCATCACCCCTTACGTCAACCGCACCAAGTCATGGGGACTGCCCTACGAAGCAAGCTATAAAGATCCTGTCTATGACTTGACCGATCTTGACGAAGATGGCCGCCTCGATAATCCAGGTGATGTGGTCTTCTATAAAGACACTCGCACCGGCCAAAAAGATAATCACAATTGGAATGCTGGCCTGTCAGTTCAAGCCACAATCCCGCTTGATGGGGGCCTACAGGAGCGATGCAAAGCTGCTGTTGACACACAGCTCGACATTCAAAAACAATTGCTAGCCAACAAAAGGCTTGATTTTGAGATTTCTAGGTTGAAGCACTGTGGTGAGCTGAAGCTGAAAGGAATAAGGTTTGCGAAAGGATCGCCCTTCGAGAAGGTTTGCGCTGATGTCGTCATACATTCGCCCACGCCCCACACGCACCTCATCCCCTCAACGCCCGTTGAGCAGCGCGTCTCGCCGTAACGCCTTCTGGAGCTGGATTGCGGCCAATAGCTTTTTGCAGGCGCTTCGCAGCTTTTTTGACAGTTGGTTTGATTAGTTTCAACAGAAATGGCGTCGCCAACCCGGCAGACACGCCAATGATTGACGAAACTGCCACGGTCGTAGCCTGAGGAATAGTGGGCAATGCCTCTACCACTTGCGTCACCAAAGGCTTGACTTCCTCCTCCTCAATAATGGCAGGTGCCACCTCCGGCAAAGGGATTGGTGCGATCTGCGTTTTGGGGACGTTTAGCTTTGGCTGCTCTCGCTTTTTCGGTGGTGCGACTGGCGGAGCAACAACTTCAGGTTCCACCTCCATCGGCTTAAAAGCAGGCATGTCAATAACAGGCACGCCAAGCTGCAACGTTATTGGTGGAGCTTGTGGAACAGAGGGTGGCTCTGCCATCCAAGCGCGCACTTCAGGAATCCCGATCGTCCTGATCTCAGGCATTGCCTTGCATACGTGCGATCAGGCGACGCAAGTACCACTCGGCCTTTTGTGCATCCTGGAGCGAATTGCCCTTGTGCCACATCCGCAGAAGATATTTCAAAGCCTGACCGAGCAGATACCCGCTTACGGCGTCATCCGCTCCAGCAACAGCATCCTCGATAACCTCGATCGCTTCTGTTCTTCCCTGCTTGTAATGGCTGGGTGAGTTGACTTGGTCTGACATCAGAAGCCTGGAATTGCAGGGCCAGTCTGGGTTGGCAGCGTTGGCATCATCTCTTCAACCTTGCCTGGCACTGCTTCCATAACAGTGTCAGACACCAAGTCGGCGACCATTCCTTTGGCAGACTCAATGAGCTGTTCTTGCAACTCTGGCAGCTTTGAGTAGCCATACAAACCCGCTCCAAGCAAGCCTGCCGACATCACGAATGATAATCCGGCCAATGCGTTAAAAGCTTTTTGCATAAAAAAGGCTCCGGTTAGGAGCCCTAGGGAAGTGTGAGTAGCCTTAACTTACTCAGAACTTGTACTTCATGCCAGCCTTTGCACCGAAGGCAGCATCGGTATCCTCAAACTTGGCAACAGACACTTCGCCGTAGAAGTCAAGCTTTTCGGCGACAGGGGTAGAGAAGCCAGTCTTGCCAGACACGCCGACTTCGACATCACCGCCATCAGGCATTGCGATCGAAGGGCCCACCTGGATATAGAAAGCGTCCTCTTCAAAACCAACGTGAGCATCAAGCACACCGCCCAGGGAGTCGTTTCCGCTCCAGCCGTGGTTGTACTCGGGGTTCAGGTAGAAGCCACCGGCCATGGCAGGAGCTGCAGAGAGAGCCGCTGCGCCAGCAACGCAGAAAACAGACTTAAGCATTTTGACGAACAAAACCTTGGGGCAGATTACTTACCTTGACCGCGTGGCTGCTTGCGGCCATGTGACGGTTTGGAATGCTGTCCATTCCCTTGGCGCGTCTTTTTGGGCTTCCCCGCAATAAAAACTTGCCCCATCAAGCTTTTACTTTTAGCCATTAACCGGTGAACTGCTTGTATTTGATATACAAGCCAGTATAAAGCCCGTGCATTGGATGATAGGGATCATCGCGCCTGTCAAACAGGTACAACTCGTCGAGCCATTTTTGACGATTAGTCATCGCCTCAATGTCACACGCACCAGGCTTGCACGGCATCATCGGATCTGGGCGTTCCATCAGGACGGTTTGGTTGGCCAAGTCACAGTGTAAGGAAAGCCCTCCTGACTGGGAAGATCTCGCAATGCTTGGCGATATTCCGTCCAAGTTGACGCGACACCAGAATCAGACAGCTGCGTCCAATCAGTTTCAGCAAGCAGCTCGTTGCGTTGCTCGCGAATGTTTTCTGCTGCTACGACAGAGTCAAGCTGCACCTTGGTCCAAACTTCAGTCCACGTTCCATCGACAAGGCTGCAGCTGCGCTCAAGCGTGTCAGTGCGTGGATTTGTCTCTGGTGCGGTTGCTGCAGTGACGCGATAGACGCCGTAAGTTTCAAGCTCCGTGTCTGGCACGGTTGCAGGAAATGACACGTTTGGGTTGTCACGACGCAGATCGCTAATTGTGTAAGGGAAGCGCTCGACGACGCTGCCAGAAGCTTTGACAAACATGAGTTTTAACCCAGAGAATACTGGTCTATGCCGTCACCAGTAGTGCCCACAACATACATGTGTTCACCGTCGGGTGAGATATACAGCCCGACCGGGCGTGTTTCCTGAGTGCCTACGAAAAAAGAACTATCTGCAGTTTGGCCAACGTCACTGGTTATTGAGTATGCCGTGCTCAAATTCCATTGCACAACTGAGTCGTTTTTGACGTCTATTGTAAACATTTTAGTGCCATCATCTCCTTTTATAAAAAGCCCAGAAGGCTCCATTGCGCTAGAGATAGTTGCACTCGTGCTGTTATAACTGCATGTTGAAATATCCCAAGCAGTAGACAGTGTGTAGCGATCCAAATTATCGCCACCTGAAACCCCACAGATATACATGTTTTCACCGGAATCGTCAAAACACATGGCGCGAAAAACACCTTGCTCGTTCTGCACGCTAAAAAACTGCGTATAGCTGGCAGTGCTTAAATCCCAAGCTGTAGACAGCGAGTACTGAACTACTCTGTCGGAAAGTCCATCGCCAACATACATTTCAGTCCCGTCAGTTTTGAAAAATAAATTTCTTGGCGCGATATTGGTACTCTGGTTTGTTGTGAACGAACTTACGGTGGATCCGTGCGTACTTATATCCCAAGCTGTTGAAAGGTTTGTTTCGCGAATGGTATCGTCAGCATCTAATGTGTATACTTTAGTGCCATCAGGCTTGAAGAAGATTCCGTAACCGTTTGCTCCGATGTTTACCGTATCAAACCGAACAAAGGTTGCGGTGCTAACGTCAGGCCAAACAATTTCACTACTGACATTTCCAGCAGCAGCAGTAATAAGCGCTTTGCCTAGCATCAGGCATAGCTCCCGACATACGCACCATACAGAGTAGTGCTAACTTTCCAAAACACAAACGTATCGTTTGCGGTCAATGTTGGTGCGCTGTTGCCTGCAGATGTGACCCAAGTAATAGTCGGCCAAGTGATTGTGTAGCTCGCTCCGGCATTGAGCAGCAACACAACCATCTGACCTTCTTCTAAGGCTTCGGTGAAAGTCGTGTTTGCGGCAACGGTTTTATATTGAATGCTTCCGTTAGCTGGATCGATACTCGTACCAGTCAAAGAGTAAGCGGTCTCTTTTAGCTCTGTGAACGTCTGCTGCGCTGTAAAAGACTGAGCGACGCTTGTGCAAGCCAACCTGGCTACGGCACTGCCATCTGTTTTGCTAAAAACAGCGCCGTTGTCTGTACGCACCAGCAATTCAGCAGTCTGGCTGAAATCACCAGCAACAGGATCGCTGGTGCCGCGCTTATGACGGATTACATTCGCCATCAGAACGTTCCACCGTCAACAGTTGAGTTATTGGACAGGTAGTCAGTACCCTCGGTGGCGGCAGTAAATGCACTGGTGCCGTTGCCTTTTAGAATGCCGGTCAAGGTCGTTGCGCCAGTACCGCCATCGCCAACCGCAAGCGTTCCGGTGATTGCAGATGCTCCAAGATCGACAGCTAGTTCAGTCGATTCAATTAAAAGGCCGCCGTTGGCTTTGAGATCGACGCTGACCGTAGAACCCGAAACATCAATGCCATCTCCTGCAACCGGAGCAGCTGCTGCAGCAGCGATTGTGATCGAACCACTGCCTTCAGTGATCGTGATGTTGCTGCCAGCCGTCAGCGTGGCAAGCGTGTAACCAGTGCCGTTACCGATTGCAAGTTGGCCGTTGCTTGGAGCAGCAGTAA